CACATCATTGATTGTAGCACCTCTCTATATGATTCTTGATTCCACACAACATTTGGATCAAAAGATACTTTTAATTTTGTCATTTATCATTTTTTTAGCCTTTGTCAAAGACTTATTTTTCTTAATCCAGTCACTGAAATCTTTTGTGCCATCATCTATAAAGAAATGACCAAATCCATATTCACTAACCATCTTACTTGTACTTTCTATACCCTGTCTATCATTGTCAAGATTAATAATAATTCTATCAAATCTTGATAATAAATCATCAACTAAAGGCTTTTTAAGTTTAGAGGTTTCGCTTGGCAATGCTATTGCATCTATGCCAATCATTCTATAATTAATTACGTCCTTTAAGCTTTTAGTTATTATAACTAGCTCTCCAAACATCTTTAATTGATCTAAGCCCTCTACATTGTCACTATCCCCATCATACATCCACTTTCCAACCCCATTTTCATTAGGAGCATAAACCTTTGTGCTATCTTTGAAAATATAACCATATTTAGGAGAATTTTTAGTGTAATCAAATATCCATCTTTTGTCATTTTTATATAATATTACATTTTTAGCTGAAACAACATTATAAAAATCAAGCATTTCAAAACTAATCAAATACTGATTCCAAAATTCATAATCAACACTAGTCCAATTCTGTCTCACAATTTCAATTTTAGATTTATTCTTGGGAGTTGCTATAGTTGGCATTCTTAAATTATCATTAAGAATTAAAACTCTTGGATTTATATTGACAACAATACTTTTAATGTTAAAATCATTAGATATAATATTAAGGCATTCGTAATAATTGCAATTATATTTTTTCATAACATAATTCCAGCAATTAAAACTATCACCATTGCCAAAATCTTTGTACAATAATCCTCCATATTTGTCAGTTATCCTGCAACTTGGACTCTTATCATCTCTCAATTCTGAACAAAAGCTTTTGTCTATCTCTACAAAATTATGGCAATAATATTTAAATATATCATATTCACTTATTTTGCTTAGTATTTCTGAAGATGTAACAGATATACTAGCATCTTCAAAATCTAAATTCATATTTAAAATGTAAAAGGGCGGGAGAGAATGCTCTCTCCCTTTCCCTTGATTTATTATTCTACCAAGCAGTAGCTGCAGCTACAATTGCACCAGAAGGAGAATCCTGAGACGCAGATCTTGTAGCGCTGAAATCCTCACCTTTAATGTAAGGTTTCTTAGACAATTTGTCCATTTTATCAGCTGGAACAGCAAATAAATAAGAACCAAATTCAGCTTTAACCCAAGAGTTCTTAGCTGTATCTTCTGGATTAATCCATTTACCATTTAATGTAATACCAAATGCTTTACCAACTAGCAAACTAGCCAATTTAGCATCAATATTCTCACCTGTCATACCTGCCAATTTAGATTTAGCTCCTGCCTCATCTGTATTGTTAGCAGCTGCAACAAGTGTCAAAATAGCTGCTGAAGAGATATTCCAAGCAGATTGCTTTTTACCTTCAGAAACTTTTGTGTTTAAATAATATTGTTGAGAACATGTATATCCTCTTTCATCAGCAACAGTAATTTCAACATAAGGACTTTGAGCTTTAGAGCTTAAACCTTTCTCCACTTTAGTCACCTTAACCTTATGGTTACCAACTTCTAAATAGTTGTTTGTGTTACCTGTACTAATTACTGCGTCATCAAAACTTAATTCCATTTTATATATATATTTAATTTTTTATTATTGTTTGTTGTTGTTATTAATTAATTGAATTTAAAGATGTTGTTTCTTGTGTTGTATTAAAATCTAACAACTCAACATCTCTAATCAATTCAAACTTTGGTTTTACAGCACGTTTAATGTTAAGGCCAAGTTGTCTGGCAATCTTTTTAACGTTATCAGAGCTAATTCCGTATTTTTCAATTAATTTGCTTTTAGGCATTCCGTTATTTACATCTTCTGTAAATTCTTTTTCACTAATTTGTTTCATTATTCTCCCTTTTGATATTTGTCTATTGTTTCTAATACTAAAGCATAATCATTTGGAATATACTTAGGGAAACAATCCTTTGGTGTTTTAGCCACTTTAGTTCCATCAAAATTAGTTAGAAATCTATATTCCATTTTGTTATTAACTTCCACTACATCAGTGTGTAACATGTAAGTAAAATAAGAAGGAATCTTAATATTATTTTCTAATAATTTTCCTGGCGTTTGTAAACTAATAATTGTATTGCCTAATGCATCAGTTGATCTGTCAGTGTGACCAATAACAATAACTGATAAATCATCTCTTAAGGTTGACTCAAACTTAATCAATGAATTAAAACAATCAAGTGCCATATCAGTCCACTTCTGAAAACCGCTTGTTTTAGCATCTTTCATAACTCTATGAGAAAAATAGTGAGTTAAATCTTCTACAATAATAGTTTTAATCTTACCAGATGTACTATTATTTATACCAGTTAAAACTGCTTCTAATTCTTTGAATTCTTTTGCTATTACAACATTATTCAATTCAGCACTATATTTAACTGCACCACCTCTGAATGGCAAAGCTTTATTATTAGGCTTTACAATAACAGTGGATGATGGATCTAAATTTTCTATTGCTGTGGATTTGCCAGAACCTGGCTCACCAATTACTAAAATCATTTTACCCATTAAAAACTTTTTTTAATTTTATTAACTCTTGCATATTCTGCGTCTGTCATATCTTGAGATTTCTTCAACTCTGAAAAACCTCCCACCTCGCCAACAAATTCTAAACCAATAGTTTTGTCAGCCTCACCATCTCTATTCTTGAGAATCTGTAAACTTCTGTATCTAGAGCCTAAACCTCCATCTTTTGGAGCTATTTTATAACCTCTATGTTCTTCCATTTCATATCTCACTGGACTGAATAATGATAAACATATATTACAATCCTGGATAGTATTGCCTGAATCTTTAAAATCAGACAGCATAGGTTCCATCCTATCCATTTTAATCCTTGTTGGATCATTTCCTGCTCTATTTAACTGTTGAATTATAACTGGTGTGAAATTCAATTTATTTCTCAATATAATCATATATTCAGAAAGTTTGTCAATCAACTCCTTAGTATTAAATCCACGCTCTTTCTTTATTAAACTAATATGGTCAACTAAAACAATTGTATATAAATTTGGATTGTTAGGGATATAATCTCCTTCCAATTTATAATCAGCTGTTAAGCCTTTACCATTATTAGCAGCATATTTTAATTCCTTGTGCCAAATACCTGTTGGATTTTCTGTTACATCTTGGATGTATAAAATATCCTCCATTTCATCAAAATAATCTAACGATTTAATCACAAGTTCATAATGCTCTTGAGATATTCTATATTTACCTCTTGACAATACATAATTAACATCTAACAATATACCATAATCCATCCATATTTTCCTGCAAACTGCTTTATATAGCATCATTTCCTTAGAAATCTCAAATGAATAATAATGTATTTTCAATTTTATATCTGTATTATCTTTATTGGCAATATACCAATCTATTGGATTAAACACAAAGCTATTATTGGCAAATGCTGATTTACCAACAGAACTTTCTGCGCCAATTAAATAATATGAAGACTGTTGAATTCCTGGGATATACTCCACAAGTCTGTTAAAACCGTGAGGCAAGCCCTTGTTAAGACCCAATCTACCATCATCTATTTTACTCTTTAATATGTCTTTATACGTCATCCATAAATCCTCCTGAACCCTCTCTCTTTTTTTCTACAAATCCATTCTTCTTAACCAAAGCTTCAACATCACTCATAACTGTTTCCCAATTCTTTTGAGACAGAAATGTAGGAAGCATTTGCAAATAATCAAGGCTTTTATCCTTTCTTTTTTGATTAAGTATAAAATTAATGCATTGAAGAATCATAGAATGAAGCTCTTCATCCACTTTACCTAATGGACATATCACATTTTTATACAATTTCTTGCATCTTTCTACGTCTTGATGTAATCTTCTGCCGTTTGGAGTCACTGTTGGATAGTGTTCTCTCAATTGTTGGAATGCTACATCAAAACTTGTTGCTTTTAAGTCTTTTAGTCCCAAAACATCTGTCTTGAACTTGTCAGTTAAGATCATATTGTCTAATGTGAAATCTTTTTCACCCTTAAATTCAATATATTCATCTTTAACCAATTGCTCAAAAACTCTTGTAGGTATTTTATACTCTGAAGCATTACAATAACCAGTCAGTTTACCACTTTCTTCATTATATAAGCACCATAATATAAAATACCCCTCAAGACTAAGTTTTGAGCTAATCAACTTATCAATATTAACTTCCATTTTTACAATCTATCATAAATCATCCTTAAATCCTCAATTTCCTCTTCAATTGTAGAAGAATATAAGTTATTAAGTTGTTGTTCTGTAATGGCTATATTAAATTCATATTTTAAATCCTTTATTAACATTTTAAAATCTTTATACTTAAGTTTATTTTGACTTTCCAATAAGTCAATATACAATTGAAGCTCACCTTTATTTTCTATTAACATAAATATTTAGTTTATAAATTTAATTTTATTGGGATCAAAGAAGGCAAGGGCCTTATTTAACCACAATTTTTCCTGTTGCTCATCACTGCAAATGATTATAACATGAGCCACTTTATCTGGAGTATCATACTCCATACATGTGATTCTGCTAATCTTTTGAGCCATGTTCTCTGCATTACTGTCAAAAAAGTTGATAATAGCTGTGTTAAGCTTTTTAAATGTTATTCCAGTATTCAACTGCTTAACAACTGCAAGTTTACTTGTTTTACCAGATATAAAATCATTTGCTGAATTAATATTCTTTGACTTAGAATGATAACTATCAATTCCAAGACTATCGGCAACATCAATTAAACCAGTAAAAACTAACACTCTTTTATTTCCAGATTTTTTTAAAATCCTTTTTGTTAAATCAATCTTTGCTTTAGACTTTTTAATTATATTCATTCTTTGTAGCCTGAGCATCTTCTTCTTTATTGGAGATTGCTCATATGCTATCTTTGAAGTTATATAATCAAAACTAGCCTTTTCTGATGTTACAAAATCCCCCTTGCTCCATTTAACTTTTATATCTTTAATGGTAGACAATGGTGTTGTAACAACTTCTATTTTGTAATCTGTAATTACACCATCTTCAATAGCCTTATCAATAGGATAATTTACCAATACATTCAAATTAAGCACTTTTAAGAGATTATCTTTAGTATCATCTGCCAATGTACCAGTTAAGCCAACAACCTTCTTAATAGCGTGTTTTTGTATGTAATTAGCTATATGAATCATTTGTGCAGCACTAATTAAATGAACTTCATCTAATACCAATACATCACAAGCATCTTTTAATTTCTTAAAAGACATATATGTTGTATATTTGACCTTTTTACCCTTAAATTTCCACCTCTTTATATCCTCTTGCCAGGATTTTTTAATAGAAGTTTCTGGGTAAGCTATCATGACGTTATCTTTTGTATTAAGACAGTTCAGTGTAATTTTAATCTTACCAACCCTTGGGGCTGCTAGGATTATTCCAAAAAAGCCATTCTCTATGAATTCATCAGAGATGCTATTTTGTATTTCATCTCTTTTAGTCATAAATTTAAATTTAGTCTTCTTCTTCTTCCTCTTCTATTTCTTCTACAGAAACATGGTCTATAGAATATTTTAACTCATCAACTTTTACCTTATATTTCTTAAACAAATAATCTAATTCTCGTTTAAACTTTTCATCATATTTGTTAAACACCCATTGATGATGTTCATCATTCATGCAAAATGTTCTATAAGAATCTGCATTGTAGAATATTCTTGATTGATAATCAAAATTTAATGAATTTAAAAATCCCTTAAATGATATTGATGTTTTATAATCATTATACCTAATAACTGAACTTTCATTGTAATAATTATTAAACAATTCCATTAAATATATTTCATTACCAGACCAATCAGCATTAGACATAAACTCCATTGCCATTCTAACATTGTCATCATTTTGAGATTTAAATAATTCTTCACAATTTAAAAACAATTGTTGATCTCCATTGTATTTGTATATAAGCTTATAAAGATCTGTATCTAGCATATATTTATATCCTAAATGTTCTTCAGAAGAAAGCTTTTGGAAAAAATCATCTACATCTTTTTTGTAAAAAGTGTAAAAATTACTATGGCTATAAGCTCTAGCTTTTTTTCTAACATCTTCAATAATTATTACATCACATTTACTTGGGTCTCTTTTAATTGAAAAACCAGCATCTCTTAATTTATTTTGAGATATAGATTTAACATCAAGAAACAATGACTTATTAGCTATTGATCCTTTTTCATAATTTATTGAATCCATAAATAAATCAGTTTCTGACTTATCATATTCATTCCAATAACTACTTACTCCTTTACTTGGTATTATTAGTGGCATTGTAATCTATTTTAAAATCGTTTAACACAAATTTACTTGTTCCTAATGATGCAAAATAGTCATCAATTCCTTTTTGGAATTTATCTTTCATCATATAAAGGAATCTATCATATATATCTTTATTGTCTTTTACTAGTTCAATTGAATTATCAATATTTCTTGTTAATTGTCTGAAACTATGTCCAAGACAAAGAGAGTCAACATAATTAGATATAATGTTTTTACTATCATAATCAATTATTTGTTGGTAATTTCCATTATATAAATATAATATCCATTTCCAATTAGATTTCAAATCAGATCCACAAACCATGCTCACTGCAAGTCTATGGTTATCATCTTGATCACTATCAACAAGTTCTTTAATTGATATGTAATTATCTTTATCAATTACAAATCCATTGTTTAAGCTTTCATTTAGCTTATTTTGATTAACATATATAACTGGCTGATTTTTATTAAAGAAGTCTAATACAAGCTCAATAGTATCTATATTTTCAAGGTTTTGATTGTATATACCATATAACACCTCTCCATTAGAATCACTTGTAATATTAGCACCATCATAATACTGTGGGTAAGAAGATAGACCTATCTTATTTATCACAACATATTCAGCTTTATCTCTTTTTATAACTCTTAATATTCCAGTGTTATTATAATCAGTTATAAGTTTGTTAACAGTTGTATTTTTTGCAAAGAAAAGATTTGAATCATTCTTTATTGATACATCATAACTCAACCATATTTTATTGATATAATCAAATAAATCTTGGTCAATATATTTATTGCCTGCTACTTCTAATATTTTCATTTAATTTTGTTTAAAAACTCCCAATGCTATTAAACATTGGGAGTCTTGTTATTACTAATATTATCTAGTCATAAAATTTAAGAATCTTGGATCTCCTGCTAAAATCATAGAAAATTGATTAGAAATATTAATAGTTTGTTTAACCATTAAATATTTTTGATCAACACTAAAACTTCCGTGCAAAATTAACTCAAGATATTGTTTGATATTATCTTTTTTAATATCTGAATGATTATATCTCATATAGTTATACATCCTTGTAGTTAAAATAGCAGAAGTTGCAGACTTCCAATTAGCAGAATCTTTTTCTGAATCACCACAACAGGCAGTTAACTGAGACTTAGCAGTTGGCAAATCATATTCCTTAATTAACTTATCAATAGATGGAAGCTTATCCAATCTTTTGTTAATAAAATTAATCAATTGACTTGTAACATCTTTACCAACAGTCATATCACCAAATGTAGAGATTTTATCTAAATGTTTGTCAAAATCTTCAATAGTTGAAACAAGACCAAAGAATTTGTCCATCATACGAGGACTAACATTGTTACTTGCTGAAATACCTTCAGATTTCTTAGCTTCCAATAATTCAGGAGCCCACAAAACAAAATTGATTAAGCGCTCATCTAGACCAATTTTCTCTGCTCTGGAAGCCCAATCTTGAGCATCCCAAACCATATTAATTTTAGCCATCCTATCTCCTTGAGCAGCATCTGATGAAGATACATTATATTCACCATTATCTGGATTCTCATTAAGAATGATTTGAACTTTCTTATCTTTTAAATCCCAGCCAATCATTTCATTAGTATTAACCAATTCCATTACAGCTTGAGAAAATAAAGAATTACCTCTGCTAAAATCATCTAAACAAAGGATACTACCTTCTTTTAAATTGACAACCCAGTCTGGAGGACAAGAAACTGTTCTAACAACAGTTGTATATTTAAATCCTTCTTCAACAAACTTTGGTATAAGATTTTCAGTTACCCAAATCTCTTCTGTTACATCAGCAATTTGTCTTGTTAAATAAAACTCCTTTAAATAAAAGCCTTGTAACTCACTTGGCTCTGTTAATTGTGCTAAGTTTAATTTGAAGAAATGTCTGTCCATATCCATTGCAATTTCCTTGCAAATTGTGGACTTGCCTATACCATGTGTTCCTATGATACTTACACTTACTGGTAACTGACTGTTATCCATAAGTTTGTCATTAGCTTCAATTAAATCTCTTAGTATATTATAAACCTCTGAAGGCTTATATTGTGATTGTTTGCTCATATGTTTTTTTGTTTGTTTGTTTATTTATTAAAAAATATTACTAGTTGACACTTTCCCCCAAATTGTATTAGATGGTTTAGCGGATAAAGATTTTGCAAATCCATAATTAAAATTCATTTTCCATGGATTATAATTACCATCCGTTATATCATTCCAATCTTTTGTTAATTGACCTATCTTTTCTAATAAAATATTTGCTTTAACTTCTCTGAATATTTTTTCTCTTTCAACAGTTAATATTGTTGTGAAATTATAATCATTTGTTAGCCAATCTTTTACATTATAGACTCTTTTAACTCTGAAGAATTTATTATTACTAACTGGTGGGTACCAACTTTCATTGGCAGTTTGTTTTGTTACTAACAATCTTTCTATACCCTTTTTAGCATTTTGACAATACAATATAGAATGGTTATCTTCCTTTATTAACTCATCATCCTTAACCCATACTGGTATTGCAAGACTAAATGTAACTTCAATCTCTAAATTGCTAATAGCACGTGCATTATATGCTTTATTTTTGCTAAAATTTATGTGATTAGATATTAATTTTGTTATCATTTTTTTAAAGTTTTAAACATTATTGTATTTCTGCATTTAACTTATTTTGTAGCAATGCTGTGTAAATTGGTAGCAAATCATTGAATTGACCCTCCTTAACACTGCACTTGCCATTGTAATGTATTATCATTGCACATTGTTCAGCTTGATATGAACTGTGTTTGCAATATTTAACTAAGCAATCTATAACAGATTCAAATGTATTAACATCATCATTATAAATGACAATTCTTTTTGAATTGCTAATAGATTGCTTAATTAGTTCATCTAATTCTGTATCAACAGTTGTTTCCATCAGGTATATTTGTTATTAATTCAAATGCTATGATATAATTGTCAAGATCTTTAGAATCAACTAATTCACATATAAGTTTAAATCTTTCATCATCTTTAAATACATCTTTATGCTTATAACACCATTCTTTAATTGAGTTTTGTGGAACAGATTGATGTAAATTAAAATCTCCTCTATCAACATATAAACCTGAATCTAAATCAGGATTAACTGAATATTTTGGTATCCATTTAATTCTCATATCAGTCTTCTTTAGGTATTTTAATCCATTGAGCATGATTTTGAATTGCATCTTCACTTCCATTAGAACTTATAACCCATAATAATCTTTTGTTACAAGCTGGAGGAGTTTCTGCGTGACCATCTGTAAATACAATACAAGAATTATATCTTGATTTATTATAAAAATCTACAGCAGCTGTAAATGATGTACCACCACAAGCAGTTCTTTTAAATTCATTGTTTCCTTTATATTTAACAACATCTTTAACATCTGTATCAAAAGCTCTGATTTCTATATCAGTCTTTCTTTGCAAATGGTAAATCTCATTAACAAAATCAAACAATTCATTCTCACTAACAGATCCTGATTCATCTATTAAAACTAACATTTTAGATATTGGTTTAAGGATAGTTTTAGGCTGTCCAGGGAACTTTTGATTCTCTCTAAGCTTAGTAGACCCCACCATATATCTTGTGCTATTACCAACAAAATTCTTAATATATTTACTATAATTGAATTTTGGTTTAGGCTTAATAAATCCTTTAATCATTTCACTGATTTCTGAAGGAATATTACCTTGAGATTTTGCAATTTCTTCAGCTATGCTTTCAATAGTCCCTTCAACTTGCACTCTAATTGCATCTTTCATTGCATCAGTTAATTGACCATCACATTTCTGCCCGTCTTCATCAACTATAATCCAATTATGTTCAGCCTTTTCATCAATTCCAAGCTCTTCCTTCTCTTCATCAGATAATTTGTTAAGCTCTTTGTAATAATGATCACCACCTGCATTAGTTCTCCAATCTAATTGAGGATGCTTTTCAGCAAAATCTTCTAGAAAACAGCCCCAAGAAGGCAAATAGTTTTTATCAATCTTTTGATTAACCTCAATATCTAAAGCTATATTAGCCATTTTAGCATTACTCCATTTATCACTCATTAATAAGTGAAACATTGTTAAATGCATTGCCTCATGCTTTAATATACCAAACTTAACTTCATCACTGAACTTAAACCATTCAATAGGATTAATTAATAAGCAAAACTCCATTGTACTTCTGTTAAGACTAACAGCCGCAACTGGTATATCCTTGCATTCTTTCTTTTCTATTGTTGTTAAAAACAAACCATAAAAAATATCACCAATAAGAAGTTTCTTTGAAATCTTATTTAGATCTAATATTAAATTCTTTTCCATTTTATTGTATTATGTATTGTAAACTATATTTATATTCCTTTAATTTTTTCAGAAGAACACCTTTATAATCATCTAAAAGCATTTCATCTGTTATTTCAACAAGTTTATTCTTTTCAACTCTAGTGAACTCACTAACTCTTTCAACAAGATATTGTTCACTATATTTTTCTTGCATAAAGTCTTCCAAGTTTGATTTCATTTTTCATATAAGATTTTAAATCACTAATTCTAGTATTATAATCTTCATTAGACTCATTTTGTTTTACAATCATATTGTAAGAACATAGTTTACCATCCCATAAATAATGAAATCTAAATGGACCTTTGTTTAGTTGAGGTGTCACCATAAAAGAATTAGTCATAACTATTTTATTCTTAGAGACAACAGCAACAATAAACATTACATCATGTCCAAATAATTCTTTGATATTGTCATTAGTGATTTTTGTAAACTTATCAAAGATAATTTTATTAATCACTAATGACTTATCACCTGTATTTTTTTTAGACATTATTCAGCATCTATATCTTCATCAATTTTCATTGTTGTAATGTTATCCATTTCTTTTTGCATTAGATACTCAGTTGCAGCAATGACAGCATTCCTATCAGTTGAAGATATTCTTGTATTTCTAAATATATCCTTAAGTTCATCAATAGTCTTAAGTTTATATTCTTCAAATTTAACAAAATATCTTGCCTTAATAGCAATCTTATCTTTGTTTGTTAGTCTCTTTTTATCTTTATAGTTCATATTTTTAGTCTATTAAAATATATCACCATTAAAATGATCTTCAATATCTGTCATTTCTTCTTCTTTTGTAGAGAAATTAACAAGCTTATCATCAACCATTTTAATCAATTGTTTTAATTCTGCAAACTCTTTGTCAATTGATTCTGAATTCCTGTTAAATAATATATCCATTGATATATCATATAATTTTTCAGGCATTTCATTGTAAAGAACTTTTGTTGCTCCTTTAAAATTATTTTTTTGAAGCAAATCTAAAGATTTTGAATAAAATTGACTTATTTTTCCTAAATTTGTTTTTTCTAACTCCATATCATAGCTTTTTGAGTGTAAAAATCAGACTTATTTGTGTATTCTGGATATTCTGAAAGCATTAGCTTTTTATGGGCTATTTTAGCCAATTTAAGCTGCTTTTTGTCAAACTCTGACTTAATCCATACAGCAGGATCTCTTGGCTTTGCAGCTGACAATTTGTGTTGTTCTTTAATATATGCTTTAATAGCATTAATCTGGTAATCTTCCATACCATTAGACTGCTTTAAACTTTGCAAGTCTTCTATAACTACTTTTTGTCCCATTAGATAGATGTTTTGTTTTTAGTTTGAATGAATAATGAATCTGTTTGAATTTCTTTAAGCGGATTTGGTGTATAACATATACCTTCTTTGAGGTGTAGTTCACCATTAATTAATTTACCATGGTTTTTTCTGTGCTGAGGCTGTATTATTTTTATTTTCATATCAAGTTGTTTTTAATTGTTTAACTTTCTATTAATCCTGTACCATCACATTCTTCACATATATTATCAGAATGCTCTTTGCATTCTAAACATATACCAGTGTCTTCATCGTAATCAGATCCACAGCAATTTGAATATTCAGTTTTGCCAAGACCTCCACATATAGGACACTCTTTATCAATTTCATCTCCATCATCAGGAGGTGTCATTAGTTTCCAATCATCATATGTCATTTTGTTTAGTTTTTGTTTTCTATTTGTTTTTTTAAATCATTTACTAATTCTTTTGCTTGTTTTAATATACTTTCAGTTATCATTATGTTTACAATCCATATTGAACAACATATCCAAGCAAAAGCTTCTGCTGAATTATTTGTTGCAATTGCATAAAACATACCAATAATTGATGATATTAAACCTAGCATTCTAAATGCTTTTCCAATTTTTTTCATTTATTTAATTTATTTATTAATAATTTGATCCCGTTATCTCCACTATAGGAAAGTATGAAAACTTATAGCATCATAGACATTACATAACCATTATAGCTGACATACTTCTTCTTTGCTTTTTATTAAAATGGTAATGAGGATCCTTATTTTTTTATTCTTTGTCTAAATGCAGTAATACTAGCATATAAATTCCTGCAAATGCTACAATAATTGAGGATATTATAGTGTTTATTTTGCTCATAATAAACCCTAATAATGCAAACGCTGCTAAAATTAATAATGCAATAAAAAATGCTTTAATGTATTTTTTCATGTTATTTATTTTTAACTATTTCTATTAATTTATCTAAACATGCTTGTTCTGCTTCTTCATAGGTTTCATAAAATATATTTTCACGGATATCAATATTGTTTGTGAAATGCAGTTTTTGTGTTTCATTGTTTCCTCTTGGGAATGTATATCCGTATAAATTATGTTTCTCTCTAAACCATCTAAAGGCTTGTTGGTAAAGTGGTGCTGCTGTAAAAGGATTATCTAAATAATCTTTTAATAATGCAGGATTACTTGAAGCATTAAAGTTTTTAGGGTCTTTTAAACTACTGTTTGTTACATAACCATCAGTTTCTTCTGAATTA